AGGCGATGAAGCCGTGAAGTACGCAGAGGAACATGGGGATTATCAAGACCATACACTCACTTTGAGAACGTCCAATGATTACGATGTCAATAAAGACGGTTTGACATTGAAAAACGAAGCGGAATACGCATCATTCGTAGAATCTAAAGGGTATGATGTTTTGAGTAGTGCTGCTTTATTTGCGGAGAAACGATTAAAAGAAGAATTTGAAAAATGAAAAAGTACATTGGAACAAAACAGATTGAAGCAGAACCTATGACATTGGGTGAAGCTTGCAGTAAAGGCTTGGTAAAAAGTGAAATAGAAGAGAATGAGTCTTATAAACTAGGATATCACACTCGTACTGAATATGGCTATGAAAGTTGGTCACCCAAAGAACTGTTTGAAGAATCATATCGAGAAGTCAAGAAAGAAACTCCTATCTGTTTCGGTGATGCTATCGAAGTGTTAAAACAAGGTGGGACTGTTCGTAGAAGTGGTTGGAACGGTAAAGGTTTGATGGTATTCAAACAAGTGCCAGCTCATATCGAAAGCGACATCATCCCTAAGATGCAATCGCTTCCCCAATCGGCAAAAGACCTTATTCTGAAAGGTAAGGGATTTATTGACTATACAAGCCAGTGTCTTATCTACAACGAGAATACCGGACGCGCTGATTCATGGGTTCCGTCTATCAGTGATGTATTTGCAGAAGATTGGGAGATTGTGGAATGATAGTAACTACCGACATAGGAAACATTCTCTATCGGGACTGCAAGGCTTTCGGAATAGATATAGTGCCTGATGGTGAAACGCTGACGGGTGAATTGAAGTCCGAAAGGATTGTCATCCACACGAAGAAACAACAGCCGGGAAAGTATTGGAAGAAATCTTTTGCAGAAGTGAATCTATGTGTACCCAATTTAAGCGAGAATGAAGCGAACACAATCCGGCTTAACGAACTTGAAAGAAAGGCTGACAAGCTGCTTGATGATGTAGTAAGCACCTATGACGGTACAACCTATCGTTACTCTATCGAATCAATTGGCGCGGAAGCGGATGCAGCTTTGAAATGCCATTACGTGAATGTGAGAATTTTATTTGAAGTAATAAATGTAAAACTATAAGATTATGATTTCAGCAGTAGGAATAAAAAGAATCTTGTTTGCCGATATTGATAAGGTAACGGCAGACATTACCCCCGAAATCGCAAAGACTTTGATTCAAGCCGCTATCAAAGCGAAAGATGAGGTTTTGAATGTACACGGGGAAACGTGGCAGATTGAGGAAACGGAAGCCTCCGTCACTGGGTACAAGAACCAATTAACGGGAAAGAATTACCGTTACGATGATGTGCCGGGAGAAGTATCGCCCGCTTTCTCTATCGGACAATATGACTGGAAGACCAAGAAAGCGTTCATGGGTGGCGATGTTATTCAGGCAGCATCTAAAGATGTGGGTTGGAAGCGTGCTTTGGATAAAGTTATTATCAACAAAGCATTGTTCTGTCTGACCGATGATGATGTATGGTTCATCTTCCCAAAATGCCGTATTGTTTCCCGTGAAGCCAATACGGATAAGGCAATTGCAATCGCTGTAAAAGGCTTGGTGCAGGAATCGGGAATCGAAGGTGTTTCTTCTGAGTATAACTATGAAGAAGGGCAGATTAAAGCTTTGCAGGCATGAACTACAGTAACCATTGTACCAACTCCTTCCGATGCGACCGTAAAGCTGGACGGTGTAACGGTCAAGTCAAAGCAGGTGAATGCTGGAGCTACCGTTCACTATGAAGTGTCGAAAGTGGGGTACGTCACTCAGTCAGGAGATATTAAAACCACTCCTTCTGAAGTTGATACCACTCTTAAAAAAGAGATAACATTGGTAAAAGTACAAGAGTGATAACCGGGGGATGGATATATACCATTCCCCCTTTTAGTTTAAGAATATGAATCAAGCAGCAAAAACGGTTTCTGATGCTTTGTTAGGGCTGGATTTCATGAATGTGGAGATAGGAGGGATGGTTTATACCATTAAACCTCCTACAATTAAAATTATCTGTCGTGCCATTCATCATTTTTCCAATATCGGCATGACTGGAGATAATGTCATGGAAGCTATTAAAGAACTTCCTGAAATTACTGGAGATATGCTGAAAGGCATTTCTTGTTTCATCTGTGGCAGTGAGGAACTGGCTGATAATTTGGAGAACGGCACTTTTGAAGAAATCAAAGATGCCTTGAAAGTCTGTTTCTCTATGATGGATATTTCGGCTTTTCAGTGTGTCAGCTCGATGAGGAACGTGTCGATGCTGGCAGCAAAACCGAAACAGTAGGAAACACAACGTTCTTCGGGCAGATAGCCCATTTGATTGACACGCTGCATCTGAGTTATACAGAAGTGTTTGAGGTTATCCCTTATCGGAATTTGCTGATGATGCAACGGGATAAATTACACGCAGTATATGGTGGTCAGAAGGTGAATAGAATCAGTGGTAAGGAATTGGCTAATCGTAGGAAAAAGAAATAGATATGGCGAAATTATATTTTAAGGTAGGTAGTGACTGGGAAGAAGTTGTAAGACTTCGTAATGAAATTGCAAAATTAAAGCAGGAGTTAATGAGCATGGATGGCACGCAGTCTCCTGCTGCTTTCAAGGCTTTGAATGCCCAACTTGCTGCATCCAACCAAAGATTGGATGAGTTGGTGACTAATGCAGCCAAAGCTGGAGCAGAGATGGAAACAGGATTCAAAAGGAAAATCTTCGATGCTTCTCAGGTCGTGAATGGATTGTCGGAAAAAATAACATTTCAACGTGGAACTATCCAACAATTGAAAAATGAGTTAGCAGGATTAAAAGACAAATACAAGGAAGCGCTGAAAGCCGATGGCGATGTTACCGGATTGGGCATCAAAGTCAAGTCTGTCAATGCAAGACTTAGTGAGCAGAAATCGGTTTTGTTCGACCTTACCCAACAGCAGGCTGGCGCACGGCTTAACGTAAAGAAACTGCGTGACGAATACGAACTATACAAAGAAAATGGCGAGGAAGTAAACGAGACCAATGAAAGCCTTGCTATGTCTTGGGGAAAAGTCATTGGCGCCATCGGCGGTGCGGCGGCTCTGAAATCTTTCGTTTCAGAGATGATGAATGTACGTGGCGAATTCCAACAGCTTGAAATAGCTTTCGGTACTATGCTCAAGAGCAAGGAGAAGGCGGACAAGCTGATGGCTGAACTGGTTGATATTGCAGCCAAGACTCCTTTTGACCTGCAAGGTGTGGCTTCTTCGGCCAAGCAGATGCTGGCTTATGGTTCCTCTGCGGAAAGTGTAGGTAAGGAATTGGTGATGCTCGGCAATGTGGCGGCCGGTGTAGGTGCTCAGCTTGGAGACATAGCCTATCTGTATGGCACACTCAGGACGCAAGGAAGAGCTTATGCCGTAGATATTCGTCAGTTCGCTGGCCGTGGTATTCCTATCTATGAGGAATTGGCTAAAGTAATGGGTGTAACCAAGGATGAAGTATCAGATTTAGTATCACAAGGCAAGGTTGGCTTCAAGGAGGTGGAACAAGCCTTCCAGAACATGACCAAAGAAGGCGGTATGTACTTCAATCTGATGCAGGAACAATCAAAATCACTCACGGGGCAAATCAGCAACCTGGGTGATGCCTGGGACTCCATGCTCAACGAAATGGGTAAGAAAGGTGAAGGTGTTTTCTATACTGCTATTTCTGCGGCCAAAAGCTTGGTAGAAAACTACGAAAAGGTGGGAATGGTTATCGAAGGGCTTATTATCACCTATGGTGCTTACAAGACTGCTCTCATGGCAAATATCGCCTTGGAGAAAATTCAAGCTGCCAATCGGTTGGCTTCTATCAAGGGGGGTACGGCCATGAAGATGGTGACAGACCTAATGACGGGAAGCGTAGCCAAGCTGAATAAGGTGCTTATGCTGAATCCATACGCCCTGGTAGGTGCGGCGGCTCTTGCTTCCAGTGTCTATATGCTTAAATGGGCAGATAGCCAGGATAAATGCACAGAAGCAACAGAACGATTCAATAAAGCAGAGGAAGCATCAAAGCAGGCGAGAGAAGAGCGAAACAGAAATGTTAATGAGTATATCAAGATTGCATCTGATGAGAAAAGGACTACGGATGAGAGAAAGATTGCCATTGAATCGCTAAAGGATGCATACAAAAAACTGCTTCCCCAATATGACAAGGAATCATTCTTGTTGAAGAACATAGCAGAGTACAGGAAAAAAATCAACGAAGAGGAACTGCGAAACGAGCGTATCGGCACGAAGAAAAAAATCACCATGCTGGACAGAGATATAGCGAAGTATAAGAATGGATTAAAGGAGGCAAACAGACAAGGGGCTGGGCAAGCTACACAAGCCATCATGAACACGCTCAATAACCTCAAGAAAGAAAGAGAGCTGTACGACAAGAAGCTACAGCAACTTGAAAGTGAGTCATCCGCAGGTACAGGGAAGAAAGAAGAGAAGGTAAAGAATAAAACCTATTGGGAGAAGCAGAAAAAGGATGCGCAGGCCGCTCTTGACGCGATTGATTCTGTTAAGCGAAAGAAGATGAATACAGGCGATTTCAAGGGGATTGACTCCGAAGACAAGAATATCTTCCAAGAAAGCAAGAAGAAAATCAAGGAAGCCGAGAAACATCTGAAAGCCTACGAAAAAGAGGAAAAGATACAGAAGGAAGCCGGCAAAAAGTTAAAGCAGCAAGAGAAGATAAGCGAACAACTTCTTTCCCTCCGCCGTAAGAACCAGCAGGATGAAATCAGCCTCATGGAGGATGGTACTGAAAAGAAGCTGGCTCAGATTGACTTGGACTATCAGAAAGAACTGGATGCCATCCGTAAGCAAGAACAGGAATGGAGCAAGGCTAATGGTGGCAAGCTGACAAAGGAGCAGTCTGTACAAATATCCCTTTCGTATTCGCAGGCAGAAAACAAGCGTGACAAGTCAATCTCCGATGTTAACAAAGAGGAACTCGAAGCCATGAACCGCTATCTGAAAGAATACGGGACGTTCCAACAGAAAAAGGAGGCCATAACGAAAGAGTATAACGACAAGATGACCAAAGCCACTACCGAAGGCGGTAAGAAGCTTCTCCAAAAGGAAATGGAAGAAGCATTGTCTTCTGTGGATATGGATAAGCTCAAACAAGAAATCAACTGGGAACTTATCTTCGGTGATTTGAACAAGGTTTCCAAAAAATCACTTGAACAGGTAAAACAACAGCTAAAGACTTTCAAAAACTCCGATGAGTATAAGAACATGGCTGTCGACCAGAAAAAAGTGATTGACGAAGCATTGAATAATATTCAGAGTACCATCATCGACAAAGGCGGTTTGCTTGGAGATTTGCCGGAGCAACTGGATGCTTTGCGCATTGCTCAAGACGAACTTAAGCAAGCGCAGGATGAGTATAACAAATCTCTCAAAAGTGGTACGGATGCCGAGAAAGAAGCTGCTCTCAAAAAGAAAAACAAAGCCGAGAAGAATGTTCAGAATGCGGAAACGAATGTAACCAGAAGCGCGGATAAGACCCAAAAAAGTTTGATAACACTAACGGATACCGTCACCCAGCTTGGCAGTTCATCTGAAATGTCTCTATCTCAAATAGGGAATCTTGCTGCTGGTCTTGTAGATACGTTTTCTGAGGCAGGAAGTAAGATAGGTGGTATTGTTGGTACGGTGTTCTCTCTGCTTGACGGAATAGAAAAACAAGGCTTCGACGGATTTGTCAAGAATGTTTTTTCAAGCGTTTTTGGAGCCGGTGCGAGTATGTGGAACACACTTACTTTCGGTGGTTTCAATAAATTGTTCGGTATCGGTGGCAATGCAAAGGAGGTACAGGATTCCATTAATCGTCTTACCGACCGTAATGAGACGTTACAGACTTCTATCGAATCATTGACAGATGAGATAAAGGCAAGCAAAGGAACGAAATCCGTAGCTGCGTATAGAAGTGCTTATGAATACCAGAAAGAGCAGAACTCCAATTATCTGAATATCGCCCGTGAACAGGCAGGTTACCATAATTCACATAAGAGCTGGCAATACTACATGAGATGGTCTGCCGAAGACTTGAAATGGATTCAACAGAACATAAACAAGAATTTTACCGGAACTTCTTCATTATGGGAGCTGACACCTGAAGAGATGGAAAAACTCCGTAGTAATGTTGATATATGGACAAAGATGCAGAATGCCGGGAAAGGTGGTTATGGTGAACGTGTAACCGATAAACTTGATGATTATATTGAGCAGGCCGGCAAACTGGAGGAGTTGACCGATAATCTTTATGAGGGTCTGACCGGAATGTCATTCGATTCCATGTATGACAGTTTTGTAAGCAGTCTGATGGACATGGAGAAGAGTGCTGAGGATGTTGCTGATGACATATCCAAATATTTCATGCAGGCAATGCTGTCAAATGCCATCGGTGAACAGTTTAGTGACAAACTGAGAACATGGTATGACAAATTCGGTGAAGCCATGAAAGATGATGGTACGCTTGATAATAATGAGCGTAAGGAGCTGATGGATGAGTACATGGGTTATGTGGATGAAGCCATGAAGCTTCGTGACGAGCTTGCCGCAGCAACCGGATATGATAAAATTTCGCAAGAATCAACATCGCAGTCAGCTTCATCCAAAGGCTTTCAGGCAATGAGTCAAGATACCGGCGAAGAGTTGAACGGGCGGTTTACAGCATTGCAGATTGCAGGAGAAGAGATAAAGAATCAGAATATTATTCAATCTCAATCACTTAATCTACTGACAGTAAAAGCAGATGCTCTACTTTCCATAAATACGGAAACAAGGAATATCGCTGATGATACGCGAGATTTGATAGCACAATCTTATCTTGAATTGGTACAGATTTCGGAAAATACAGGAGCTATTGTAAAACCAATCATTCAAATTCAGAAAGATATGGCAGAAGTGAAAAACAATACATCTAAATTATAAACTATGTCAGATTTATTGATAAATACCCAAGACGCCTACACAACATGGGGGGTAAGAATGGGGGAGGGCTTTCTTGATGTACTTGGGGCATCGTCACCCATGAAAGAATTTATAGAAAATAAGTCCCGGTTGGAACATGGAAAACGTGTGATAATCAATGACCCCAAAATAGATGAACGGGAAATAACACTTTCTTTTACAATTGAAGGAAATTCCCAATCCGACTATCAAGCAAAGAAAAAAGCTTTCTTTGAAGAATTGTATAAAGGTGTGGTTGATATTCAAGTTCCGGCTAACAGTAATGAGATTTATCATCTGATTTATCTTGGGAAAAGCGTTGCTTATGCACAGAGTTTAGACCATACTTTCGGAAAAATTTCAGCCAAGTTTAACGAGCCAAATCCGAGTCCGGAAGGGCGAAAGTAAGGATGATTTAGGAATGAATGCTGGATAAAGTTCAAGCCGGAGAAATCCGGCTTGAATTATTAATAGACTATTTATTGTATCGGCTTTTATAAGGTTCTACCAAATGTTCCGTAGAAACAACAGATACATCAAACCAGCCATCTGTAACTTCACTAAATAATATCGTTTGACATATAGGACATATTGCTTCTTCACGTTCTTTACCTCCAGGCACTCCCATTTTGTACTCAGAAACGCTAATTAGTGCGCCACAACAAGGGCATTTCCCCATATTTCTATCATTATACATAGATTACCTCCTATTTTTATTGGTTTATAATTTCTCAGCTAATTTCTTAATATCCTCCTTACTATTGATAACATGGGTGCTATCTCCTATGCGAACAGCTCCTATAACTTCATCGGAAGATTTTTCAAAAAGGTCTGTTACTTCAACTCCGAGAGCATCCGCTATTTTAGATAGGGTTTCAATGGTAGGATTGCCTTTTGATAATGTATTAGCTAATGTCGAACGGGCTACCCCCATTTTATCAGCTAAATCCTGCAGGGTAATACCTTGTAATTTGCAATGTTCTGTTATTTTTAGATTCATAATCGTGTATTTTAATTTTATACAAAGGTACGTTTCTTTGTTTTTTGTACTATTATAATAGTATTAAATAAGGTTAATGTACTAATTAAATAGTCCTTTCTGTTTTGTATTATACTATTTAAGTAGTATGTTTGCATCATCAAAGTACAACGAAATAGTATAAATGCTAAAACATACAATTATGAAACGTTACAATTTAAGCAAGATAATGAAAGAAGCCCATCAGATAAAGAAGTACATGAAACTGTATTCTCTTACTCACGGTGTGAAGACTTGGGCAGACTGTTTGAAACTTGCTTGGGCTAACGAGAAAGAACGTATCTCTAAAGAAGAGATAAGAGAGGTAGAGAAGCAAGCTATGAAATCCGCTTTGGCACAACCTGCAAAACGCAGTTCTTATGATGATTTGTCGATACCTCAATCAGCGTATTACAATCCGTATAGTTACGGGCGTTTCGGTGCTCACTATGTGGGTGATTAAAAGAAATTACTAACATAAAATATAAAAGCTATGGCAACAATTCAATTGAGAGAAAGCGATAGAAGTAGGGCAATTAACCTTAATCGCAAAAATGATTATGGTTTGGATAATAAACAGATGATGCGCCTTATCAATGCCCACCGAAAAGGCGATGCGTACAAGCGTGCTTTGATAGAGTTTCGCTTGACTGATATAAACTTTCATCGTGAAGTCGAAATGCTAATGAACGGCAAGTATGACGAATTAAAAGAAGAAGTAAAAAAGTGGTAACATAAGTTTATAAGGTGATTTGCAGAGTATAACACATAAAATATAAACGATTATGGTAACAGAAATTAATATTGAAGAGATAAAGAACAAAGTTGTTCATTCTGATTTACTGAAAGCAATGTGTCTCATTAATCAAGCCCGTAGTATAGTATCGGGTACGATGGATGAGAAAGAATTACGGGATGCCGGACAATGGGACTGCTTGGATGATACAGTTTCAAGGCTGAATGAATGTTCTCGTGATGTAAGCTACATTATTGGCATGATTATAACAAGTAGAGTTTCGGCTCTGACAAACTAACACGATTATCCAAAGGCAGTCTTCGCACGACATAAAGACTGCCTTTACTATTCATTTTAAAATCAATGATTATGAAAAAGAATTTAATTGGTCAGAAATTTGGACGGTTAACTGTGATTTCAGAATACGGTAGATACAAGAAAAAGCAGGTACAGTGGCTATGTAAATGCGAATGTGGAAATACAGTGATTGCTACTACTGGTTCTTTAAATAGCGGAAATACAACAAGCTGTGGATGTTACAATAGAAGCCTTTTGGCTAAAGACCTAACTAATAAAGTATTCGGAAAGTTAACAGCTATAAAGGTTGTAGGAAGAAACAAGCATAAATCACTTATATGGGAATGTCTTTGCGAATGTGGAAATAAATGCTATCCTACATCTAATTCTTTATTATCCGGTAATACTAAGAGTTGTGGCTGTGTGCGAAGAAAGAAAAACTCTGAAAAAATGAAAAAGGCAAATTTTACTCATGGCAAAACCGATACAAGACTATATAATATATGGTGTGCTATGAAGGGTAGATGTTACAGGCATACAAACGACCATTATTCATCGTATGGAGAAAGAGGAATTGAAGTGTGCAACGAGTGGAAAAACGATTTTCAAAGTTTTTATGACTGGGCTATAAACAATGGGTATAATGAAAATTTAACCATTGATAGAATAGATAACAATAAAGGATATTCGCCCGAAAATTGCCAGTGGCTATCGTCATTTGAAAATACAAGAAAACAAAGACGCACGGTTTTTATTTCTGTTGATGGCAAGTGTTGCTCTGTCTCAGGATGGGCTAAAATAATAGGCGTGGGGAATTGTACCATAAGGTTATTCTATAACAGGTTCGGTGAGGAAATGACACAGAAAGCAATTCATGATTTTCTCAAAACGAAAGACAAAACTTTATTGTACGTGCGGAATAAAAGGAAATAATCCGGCAAACAGAACCTAATTCACGACATTGGATTTATTGTCGTGTATATGAGTGTCCAAAATAGGGCACTCTTTTTTTTATCTGCGAACTTTGGATGCGTTATGGTAGACATCAAAGACATATCCGGTAAGACAAGATTTTCGACCCCCATTAATGCCGGGGCTAAAGGCAGGTTTACCCTGATGAAGGAAGACTATATCATCCTTCCGTTCAGCGTTCCCGACCCGGTGTATTTCAAGCTCGGCGACTACGTGGATTTGTCGGGAGTGCTTGACGAGTCCCTGGGCGGACTGCTGTCCAAGGTCTATGAGATAGTGGATTTGCAGAAACCTGCCTTCAATGCTTCTACCGGGGGATATGACTATGAGCTGCGCATGGACGCGTATTACTGGAAGTGGAAGAACAAGATTTTCAAGTACACTCCCGAACATGCCGGCCATGAGGCTTCATGGTCTCTGACCGCACCCCTTGACGTGCAGCTCGGCGTATTCCTCCGCAACCTGAAGGCACTCGGATATACATACAATGGAAAAGAGTTTGAGTTCAGCATAGATTCCACAGTGGAGAACAAGGCCGTTGCGATGAGGTACGACAATATGAACCTTCTTGACGCCCTGTTCTCCATGGCCGATAAGGAGAAATGGGACTGTGATTGCTGGATAACGGATAACATAATCCATTTTGGGCGAAATGAATATGGTGATTCCGTCAGAATCGAGTTAGGGGTTGAAGCGTCAGCCATGACCCGCAGCGACAGCAAAGGTACTTATGCGACCAGAATCTATGCGTTCGGCTCTACCCGGAATATTCCGGCAGACTACCGTCCCGTGGATGAACAGACGGTTGTCAACGGCGTAGTCCAGCGCAGGCTGATGCTTCCCGCGGACACGCCTTACATTGATGTGTATCCCGACATGTCCGAAGAGGAAGCGATAGAGGATATTGTCGTATTTGAAAATGTCTATCCCCGGCGTACGGGCACATTATCCGACGTGCATACCCGCACCGAAGAGGTGAAGGACGAGAACGGCACGAAAGAGACCGTCACCTACTACCGCTACAAGGATACCGGGCTGGAGTTCAAGGATGAATATCTTATCGAAGGCCAGGAACTGAGAATCCGGTTCCAGTCCGGCAAACTTAACGGCATGGAATTCGGTGTCATTTTCAATCCCGACCCCAAAGACGACATGCGCGGCGCGCAGCTTTGGGAAATCGTGAGAAACGAGGATTACGGGCGTATGCTTCCCGATGATACCCTTCGTCCGGAAAACGGCGACGAGTATGTCCTTTCCGGTTTCAACATCCAGCTTGTGTCTGACAGATATACCCCAGAAGCCGAACAGGAGCTTAAGGGAAAGGCGCAGGAGTATGCCGACCGACGCAAAAGGGATGACGGTACATATAACACGACCCTTGATTCCGAATGGGTGTATAACGACCGGCTGAGACGCTTCTATGAGTTCGGACAGAAAGTGTTCCTTGTAAACAGGGCTTTTTTTGAGAACGGGCGCGACAGCCGCATACTCGGCTGGGAGTTCAACCTTGACAAGCCTTGGGACAGCCCTGCATACATAATCGGCGAGAGTATGCCCTATTCCCGTATCGGGGATATGGAAGACAAGATTGATTCCCTGACCTACAAGGGGCAGACATATACCGGCGGCGGAAACGGGGTCTATATAATCAGGACGAACGATACGACAGCCCCTTCCGACAGTAATGTATTCTCGGCACGCAGGTCTCTGGTCTCTTTCTTAAGGAAAGACAAGTCCGATAAGACTGAATATCTTTTGAAACTCCTCGCAGGCGGTGAGTTTGGCGAATTCGTAGACAGTATGATTGCCGGCAAGGGTGCAGGGATATTTCCTGATGGCCGGGCACAGGTAGAACGGTTGGAAGTCCGCGGTTCACTGTCAGTGCTTGACTTGATAATAAACCAGATTCAAGGAATGGAGTCTGACTACTCCTTTACCGAGATTGGTAAGATAGAATCCGTGGAGGATTTGGGAGAAAATACCTACCGTCTGAAAATAGAGAAACGTACGGACTTCGACTTCATGAAGTTCCAGGAGAATGATGTCTGCTTCTCCATCATTAACACACTGCTTACGGGCGGTTCAGACTATTACACCAGTTGGATGCGTATTCTTACCACCAACAGTGCGGAGAACAGCATAACGGTCGTGCTCTATCCGGACAGCGAAGTGCCTGGAGGCACGAACTATCCGCCGTTGGCCGGTTACAACGTAACCCGCAGGGGTAACAGTACGCTTCCTGAAGAGGGCGGCTTCAACGGTCGGGCGCAGTCGTGGATGATTTCTTCACGAGAAGGTCGGATTATGTTCCTGGCCAATGTCTATAAGCCGATATTGGAGGACTACAATTATGCGCTGACTATCGGAAAACTCCCTAACATCAAGGCACTCGAAAAACTGCCGGTGACAACCGAAGATGTTGGCATCGTTGCACAGACGGTCATTGCCGAGAAATTCTATCAGTTCGATTATAACGGTGATGTCATTCCCAGCAAGGTAGACCGGGGTGTCTGGTCGCTGGAAACGGCCCAGAGCGGCGCTCCTTACCGGTTCGTACAGCACGAACTGTCGAAACCTTCCGGCAGTGAATATACCCTGCTGGAACAGCATACGGTCTACCATCTTGGCTGCAAGTGGGGGTGTCTGTCAGATAAGACAACCGACGAACCGAAGTGGAACTCCCCTTCATGGGGACTCCTTGAGGGCGACAGCAGGTATTCGCTCCAGCTCTCCATTTCAGGCGGGGAGGCATTCGTCATAGGCGGTGTGGATGAGGTAATGTCCGGACGTATATATTTCGGAACTACGGATATAACGGATGATGTGATGGCGGACGATGCTACCGAAGTGGAGTGGTTCCGCAACAGTGGCAATGTACCGGCGGACAACCTCTGGACGCCTGAGTATGTGGACGGAAACAGGCTTGCCATCCATATCGACAACGGGAACCAGCACGGGGTCGGTTCGGATTTCGGTTTTGTCAGCAAGTCCGTGATATTCACCTGCCGGGTATTCTTTCCGGTAAATGGCAGGTTGGAGGAAGTGGATATGAATTTAGGATTTGACATCGTATAAGAATTTATAGGTATATGGGATTAAAGAGTAACAAGCAGTGGGGCCGTATTTACGTTGACCCCCTTTCCCTTCAGGGAGAGATAATAGTATTGTCGGGCAGTCCCGTGCAGACGTATGACAAGCAGTTGCGGGAATACAGCCCTGACCGGACCCTGACACCGCTGGTCATCGTGCCGAAGGTATCGGCGTTCGACGAGAAGACGGTATTCGGTGAAATGGAACTCACGGGGGTGGAGTGGTTCGAGGGCGCACCCCGTGACAAGTCGGCCAACCGCATCGTCGAGGGCGAGTATTACAGCATTTCCGACGGTAGCGGCGGTGTGCCCAAATATGCGCTTACCATCCGGAAGAACATTCCGCCGGAGAAGCCGGTGGAGTATTTCGGCATCGCGATATTCACGGACCCTCGTACGAACCGCGAGGTCAGGGTCGAAAGGAGCATCAGGTCGTATTCGCACCTGTACGACAACAAGGCGTATTCGTTGCGCCTGAAGGGTGATTCCGTGATGGTGACCGACCCGCTTCGCTTGGCCGACCGTTCCGGCTATTGGGACAGGGAGATAGAACCGCAGCTCTATACAGGGACCGAACCCGTGGATGATGAACACGCCGCATACTTCTGGGACATCCTCGAAAACGGAGCATACCGCCCGGTTACACCGGACGACCCCGGTATCGTCTGCCATGACGGGAACGGAGTGTACACCCGCAAGCTGGTATACCAGGCGAAGTATGTCACCGGTGCAAGCTTCCGTGTTCGTGCGTGTGAATATGCGGGCAGCAGACCGCAGGCACCTACAGACGGGCGGCTGGAAAAGGTTATTGAGGTAAAGACGGAGATGGCAGCTTCCCTCAATTGTGAAATTATCCAGACGAAAGGCTTCACCCTTCCCGATGATATGAAGCAGCCGAGCGCCTATGAAATACGCATCTTCGACAACCGCCGTGAATACGGTACAGAGTACGATGACCTTTTCCGTATCACATGGAAAGGCCAGAGTGCGAAGCCGGGCGAGCCGGAGAAGGTGCTGGCAACCGGCGGGCGGACACTGGAGTTCATTCCCTCGGACAAGGGTTTTCCGGCAGGACATATCTTCCAGGTGTGGGCGGAAGTGGGGCTTCTCATCGGTGAGTCCCTGATGGGTGATGAGGAAGGCGCCGTTATATCCTCGCAGGTTGACGGACAGACGGTATTCATTGCCACGGGTCCGGTATATGAATAGTAATAACTTTAAACTTTAATCAATATGTACGTAATTGTAGAAAAGGCAAAGCTCGAAGGCAAATTCTTTGGGATAATGAATACCCTTCCGGATGGCAGGGTGTACATTCCTATCAGTGAGATGCGGAATGTGGGTACTCTTCTTGACATCGACATCATCGGTTCTGCACGTGAGTTGAAGGAACTGATAGAGAAACAGCAGGAAGCGATGCAGGGTTCAGAGGACATCGACCCCGGTTTCAGTGTGACACCCGAAGAGGAAGAGGAAATAGACCCCGGTTTCAGCCAGGAGCAGAATCCGGACAGCGACAGCGGGGCGTCGGAAGAGGGTGATGGCAGCGTGACCGGTCCGGAACAGCCGGTCGGGGCAAAGACTGACGGAAAAAGGAAAGGAGGCCAGCGATGAACCAGAATCAAGTGACCGCTTCACTGGCTATCGTGGCGGTGAGCAACGGAACAACCGTCAACGGGTATGTACGCGTGGACAATGGTCCGCTTATCCAGGCATGGACAAAGGGAAGTGACAAGTATACACCGGACTTTGAAGCACTCGCAGAGGACAAACGCCCTATTGTCATCGTCGTATTGCGGGATGTGAGCAGCGGGCGCATCCTTATTCCTTCCAAACTTGTTTTCAAGTATAACGGTACCGAACTTGCATTCGGGGAGGACGGGCTGTGCAATACGGAACAGTTTGTCGGCATGTTCAAACGCGTAACCGGATACAATGTAAGTGTGGACTCGCAGTCCTATCCCATGACGGGACTTCGCGTCATGAAGAACCTCGTGCCCATCTCCGGATATGACAATGACCGCATAACCGTTTCCGGTGAGGTTGAAATCGGCGGGCATACGGTCTCGTTCAACGAACTTGCGACTGATGTTGTCATCCAGGAATCATCCGGTAAACAGTATGAGTTATTCATTACTTCTGACAAGGGTACGCAGATAATCAATCCGTCCGAAGTGCTGACGTTGAAGGCATCGCTGTACAGTGGTGGAGACCTTATCAACGATTTGGGGAACATTACGTTGCAATGGAAGAAGCAACTGCCATCGGGAGAGGCCAACCTCGGAACTCAGGGAACCCAGAACATTGCCGCGAATGATATTGACGGTTCGCTGGTCGTTAGCTGTGAGGCGGTGCAGAATGCGAAGGTCATAGCTAAGGGCTTCATTACCGTGTTCGACCTTAGCGACCCTATACTGGCGGCATTCAAGGTCAAGGGGCTTGCTTCTGACGGGCAGATATATCCGGGAGAGACGGGAACGCTGACGCCGTATGCCTATAAACGCCAGTCCGGAGAGGAAGTGGCGGTGGCAAGCTGGGACTTCGCCACATTCGATGGCGAGAACAATCCGTTCACACTGTCTGGCAAAGATAGTAACAAGTTCCAAGGAAAGGATATTGCACTGACCTATACGGATGCGGCGAGGGCCAAGACATTCAGAGTAATCGCAACGAACACTAATCCTATTGAGCTATGATGGTGACAGCGTTTTTGAGTGTCGTGGCGGTACGTGAGCCTGACCCGGTGGAATACGTTGACATCGAGTGCCAGCCGGCTGCCATCTCTGTGGACTGTAACAACGTGCAGATGGTGCCGCTGAAGCTGAAAGCCCTGCACCGCAGCGGGGCTGATGCGGCCTTGCTGGATGTATTCTGGCGGCTGCATGTCCAGTCGGCCGGCAAGGACCTCGGTACGGCGGATTCCCCCGGTGCATCGTCCGAATGGGAATACTACCTTCCGTCTGACAAGTGGGGCAATGCGGATTCTATTATCGTGGAAGCGTACCGTGATAGTGCCCGCGAGACCCTTCTTGCGCAGAAACGGATAAGTATTGTGCGGCAGAACCCGTCCCCCTTCCCGGTCGATGGTGACTGGAAACCGCTGCCGTTCAAGTATAAGAACGGGGAGTATTTCCTGGATAAGGAGAAGGGGTTTGTATTCATGTGGATGAATCCGGTGGCAGGAAACAGCGAGATGCACCCGTTCGACGATGTGGCCCAGAACCCGGACACTACTTCCTGGAAATCCATCCAGGAATACCCGCTATTGGGCACGCAGCTTTTGCTTGCCAGGAAGATAGACGCTGACCTTATCGACGTGGATAATTTGCGGGTGAAGCACCTGGATGGTGCGGACGGGGAGTTTACAGGCAGTGTTACCGCAACCGAAGGTTATATCGGTGCATTCAAGATAACCAACAGAGGACTTGAAAACGAAAAGGAAAATCCGACCGCGACATTGAGGATAGGCAAGGATGGCGGGAAATTTTTTGAAGTGAATGTCTCGTCCGGGGCAATGTGCCGTATTCGTGGAGATGGGATTACGGCACTCAGTTTGGATGCCTACGGTGACCATTCAACCGGTGTAAGAGTGATGGCCCAGGCCGGATATGATACTTGCGCGATAGAAGCATTGGGTAATGTAGATTTGAATGCCAGAAGCGGTGAATCGGTAAGAATAAGCAGATTACGGGCTTCCGGATTTGCTGCGGGTGTCCGCAATTTAGGCAGTAGTATGATGTCTGCCCCACCGAGCTATACGGTCAGTGATACCGATGATATTATCATATATGGAGGACCGGATCTAAGTTTTGACCCTACCTTGTTTCTTCCAAGGTCAACTACTCCAGGCCGGATTGTATATTTGAAGAACCAGTTGAACCGGAATGTCTCAGTGAAAGGACCCCTGATGAATCCCAATAACAGAGGCACAACCACTGCTACTTCCATCAATCAAATATCCTGCTTTTTCGTTTTTGACGGTAGTCATTGGATTTATTTTTACTGTGGATAATGGTTATGTTGGATATGTTTTTAAGAATTAACGACAAGCTGCTGCATTTTCTTGCATGCCTTGCCATCACCCTGACAGCGGGTGAACTCTGTGCCGTTACGGCAGGTGTAACTAAAGAAGCCGCTGACTGGATGTATAAGAAGAATTGCAAGGTCGGTTCGGGCTGGGACTGGCTGGACATACTTGCGGATGCTGCCGGCATAGCGGTCGGCAGCGTATTAAGGAGATTGGTATTCGATTATTAATGTAATAAAAAGGATTATGTTAGACACATTATTGGTTGCACTGATTATCTCAGTAGATACCGCGCAGGTAAAGGAATTTCCGCAGAAGGCGGAAGTCGAGTTTAAGAAAAATGATTTAAAAGAGAATATCATTAAGTCAGCCTTGAATTTCCATAACAGCGGAAAGAAGGATGATAAGACCTGGAACTGGAAGATTCAGGATGTGGTGTTCAGAAAAGATTAAAACAATGTTCAATTTAAATTCAAAACAATCATGGGAGCTATAAAAACAATGAAGGAAGTTGAAGGCGCACTTCCTCAGAAAAAAGAGATAAATTATGTACGTGCTTTGGATAAGGACGGCAATCCGATTTTAATCAGTAAAGAGGACTTGGCGCAAGTTGTGGGAGAACTGATAGGTGAAACCACCATTGAAAAAGCGGGGTTGTTATCTCCGAATTTATTCAAGGTATATCCTCAT